ACAAGCAAACGGTGTGGGAATTTGACATTTTGTGGGGTTCAGATTTGGTTAGACCTGAACTTGCAACAAGAATTATAGGTAAGACTGGATAATATTAATTTAGGCATCGCCGCCAGGAAGTCCTCCTCAAAGTTGGTGGGGGATTAATTTCCTCCACCAGCTTTTTAATTACAATAACTTTTTATGAAAGGTAGAAAAATGGAAACTTGTCCAACAACTAAAATATTGGATCAAAATGGTAAAATGATGAGAGTGAATACTTCTGAACTTGATTATTATCTTGCTAAAGATGGGTATAGTTTAGCAGATGGCGAAAAAAGATTAGAACCAGAAACTGATGAGCAACTTAAAACGGAAGAAGCTGCTGGTGAAGAAGAAATTGATGAAGAAATAGAAGAAATATAAGAAATAGATGAGACAGAAGAGAATTAATAAATAAATTATTTTGTGGGGGTGATGCTTATTAGCTTCCACTGTTATTATATTTTATAAATGAGGTTATAAAATGACAGCAACTTTTGAAGTAGAAGATGGGCAAGGATGGTCTGATACTAATGCTTATTTAGAAGTTGAAGACGCAGATCAAATAATTGAGAATTATGGTAATTCTTCAGATTGGTCCGCTGCAACAGAAGAACAAAAACAAAACGCTATTCGTGAAGCAACAAGATATTTAGATTTGCATTATTATTGGGATGGGTATAAAGTTTATGAAGATCAAGCTCTAAAATGGCCAAGATACGAGATGTATGATGAAGACGGTAATGCTATTGACGAAGAAACTATCCCAGAAGTATTGAAACAAGCGTGTGCTTATCTTGCTTTAAAAGTTATTGAGGGCGATACACTATTAGAAGATTTTGATAATGAATCAAAAGTGAAAAAGACTAAAGATATTGTTGGTCCTCTTACTGAAGAAAGAGAATATGTTCATGGTGAGTCACCAGATAAAACTTATCAAATTGCAGACAAACTTGTTTATCCGTTTATTTTAGATAATGAATATTTTTCAACAGATATAGAAAGAGCTTAAAATGAGTGATGAATTTCCAAGTTACGAAGAATTACAAAGATTGCCAACAAAAGAAATTTTAATAATGGTAGTACAAAAATTGCGTTCTGTTTCTATAAATCAATGCAACCATTTAAAACATCATGAGACTAAAGAAATTGCGGATCGTAAATATCTAAAGTCTATAAAATTAATAGCCTTATCAGCAGTTTTATCTGGTTTTATTACTTTGGCAACTGGTTTAATACTGATCATTGTTCAATTAGGTTTATAATGACCCCTGAATCAATATATAATTTGTTAGTTAGAAAAGGTATTGATGCAACTATACGGACTTATCCAGACGCAGAATTTAATCCAGATACTAATAAAACTGTTCTTGGAAATCCTATAGATTATACTGTTAAAATTGTTCCACCATATAAATATATTAAAGAAGAATATAGAACTACTCAATTAGTAACTTGGGGCAAGGGTTTAACAGGAATTGCAAATTATAATCTTTCTTTTGTTGTAGAAGTTGGGCTTGTGATTATTATAAATAGTAAAAAATGGACTGTTGTAAGTGTAACACCAATACAAGATAATACTGGAATTTTATTTTATTCATTAGGAATAGAAGCGGGAGATTAATATTTTGTCAACAAACTTGCAAAATTTTAATAGAGCGTTGGAAAACGCAGCAACGAAAATAAGAGGGGATATGCAAAAATTTCATAAGCAGGTTTGTTTAGAAGTTCTTAAGCGAATTGTTTTAAGAACTCCTGTAGATACAGGTCGTGCTCGTGGAAATTGGCAAGTTGAAATAGGAAGGCCAGCAAGTGGAATTTTAGAAGTTGGGGGTAATGAAAATTCAATGGCAGATTTAGCTATGAGAAATGGGATTTCAAAATTAGGTGATATCCCTCCGTTTTCACTTGTACATATTACAAATAATTTAGATTACATTTATTATTTGGAGTATGATAAAAGAAGCTCTCAATTTCCAGAAGGTATGGTAGAAGTAACTTTAACAGAACTTGCAGAATGGCTTGGAACAGTTAAATGAGTTTTAGCACTATAAATAATAGCATAACGACTTATTTTCAAGATATTGCAGATACACATGATTTAGTTGTTCGTTATGATAACGATATAAGAAAAACACCATCTTCTGGACTTTGGTGTAAATGTAATGTTGATTTTGATGATTCAAAACAAAAAGAAATAGGGGTAAATTCATATAGAAATACTGGTATTTTTACTATAGAAATTTATTATCCTATAAAAATGGGATTGTGGTCAATTTTAAGATTGGTTGATATTATTGTTGCATCATTTACAGAAGAAGTTATAAATGATAGCGTAAAGTTTAAAATTCCAAGTGTAAAAAATATTGGGAGAATAGAAGATAATTACCAAATGAACATAATTTGTCCATTTTATATAGATAATTAAAATAGAAGAAAGGTGTAGATAATGGCTGATTTTTGGGTAGAATTAACTGATAGAATTGTTACTGCTATAAAAGCGGTAAATACAAGCGTGCAAAAAACACAAACATATAAAGATGGAAACACATATACTCTCGATTGTGATGAGACAATAGAAATTTCAGGTGTTGGTGGTGTACTTGGATTTCTTGGAGTTTCAACTTTACTTGTTGCTCCAACTATTGTTGCTTCTTCTGTTTCTGATTCTCCTCTTTGTATTTCAAGACAGGCGGATGGCAGCTTAATTGCTCCAAGTAGTATAACAGGTTCTTTAAGTATTTCTACAGAACTTGGTAGCAGCATAGTTGAAACAACAGGAGCAGGTGGGGCATTAGGTGTTCTTGATGTTAGTACAGTAATGCGAGGTAATATTGCTGCTTCTTCAAGTCTTAATGCTTATATAAATAGACATCTTTTAGATGGTTCTTCTGGTAGTGCGAGTGGGACTACTGGAGTTTTGTCTGTAGAAACTGGATTGGTAGGTGTTTGTGAGGGAGCGGGTTCTGCTGTTGGAAGTAATGTAAATCTTTATTTATAAAAGAAAGGATAAAAAATGTCTGATTCAAATAGAGTTCAACTTGCATTTGTAGAAGAATCTTCTTTTGGAGAACAAGAGACGGGGTCTAATTTACAAATTCTAAGATATAATAGTGAATCACTGAAACAAGATATGGCCACAACTGTTAGTGAAGAAATTCGGTCAGATAGACAAATTTCTGATGTGGCTCGAATTGGTTTAAGTGCGAGTGGTGATATTAATTTTGAATTAAGTTATGGTTCTCATGATGAACTTTTCAAAGCTGCTTTATTGTCTTCTGGTTGGTCAACTGAACAAAAAATAAGTAATGCTAATACGATTAGTATAAATGGAACAGATAATTCAATAAATGATTCTGCAAGTGGTTTTGGGAGTTTTTCTGCTAATCAATGGATTTATATTTCTGGATTTTCTAATTCTGCCAATAATGGATTTTTCAAAATTAGTTCATCTACTCCTCCAACTTCTTCAAAACTTGTTTTAGCAAATGGATCTTTAGAGACAGAAGCTGCTGGTAGTCTTATTACTGTACAGATGGGTAGTCAAATTACTAATGGAACTACTTTGTATAGTTATAATTTTGAAAAAGATTTTAAAGATTTATCGAATGTATTATCTTTGTTAAAAGGAATGAACATAAATACTATGGCTCTCGAAGTTCCAGCCGATGGAATTATAACTGGAACTTTTGGCTTTATGGGGTCGGCAGAGGAATCTTTAACTTCTTCAGGTGGGGCTGGTTATACAAATGAAACTACATCAGTAGTAATGACAGGAGCAAATCATGTAACTGATTTTCTTGAAAATTTAGGTGATTTAGCAATTCTTAGTTTTTCACTTGCTTTAAATAATAATTTAAGGACAAGATTGCAAGTTGGTACACTTGGAGTTGCAAGTATCGGTTCTGGTTCAGTTGAAATTACTGGCTCTTTAACTGTTCATTTAGCTAATGCAACTTTATTTAATAAATATTTAAATCAAACTGTTACTTCAATTGCTATTGGAGTTAGAGATACTGATGGAAATGGGTATATTATAGAATTGCCTTCTGTTAAAATTATAAATGGTACGAGATTAGCAGGGGGATTAAATACTGATGTTATTGGTGATTTTGAGTTTCGTGCTTATATGGATTCAACTGAAGGTATTTCAATTCGTATTGCAAGATTTCCTATTATGGCAGATTTTAGTGGTGCAATTTCTGCAAGTTCTACTATAACAGGAGCATTAACTGTTTAATTGATGAATTATTAATTTGAGGAAAACAAAATGGCGGATATAAATAGTATAAAAACAGATAGTAATAAAGAGATAGAAGGAGTTTGGGTAGATTTTGAATTAGGTATTAAATTAAAAATTGCTCGTGCTCGTAATCCAAAATATACCGAACTCCTTCGTCAACTTTTAGATCCATTGAGAGTTGATATTAGAAATGATAAAGTTGCAGTTGATGATTTTAATAATATTTTATTAGAAGTTCGTGCAAAGACGGTCTTACTTGATTGGAAAAATATAGAAGAAAATGGTAAAAGTATTCCTTATAGTTCAGAAAAGGCAATTGAGTATTTTAAAAATCCTGATTTAAAAGATTTTTATGTTTTTGTAGTTAGTATTTCTGAAAATTCTGCACAATATAAAAAAGATTTAATAGAGAATTCAGAAAAAAACTAATTGAATTCCTACTCTGGAATTTAGAGTGGGGAAAATATAGTTCAAAATTAAAGGCTGTTGGTAAAACTCCAAAAGTTAAACAACCAGAATTATATCTTGATTTGTTGTTTATTTGGAATGCTTTTATATCTTTATCATCTGCCAGAGTTGGTTTTGATTCTATAAAATTTTCTGAAATAGAGGCATGGTTAAATTTAAATGGGATAGAAAATATAGAACAAAGACAAGAAATTACTCATTTGATTCGTATAATAGATGAGAAATATATTGAATATATAATAGAAGAAAGAAAAAGAAATGCC